GTTTGTTTCGATTCGGGTGTTATTGTCCATCGCCCCTTGGTTTAAGAAAGCAACAGCGTCTGGGTTTGCGGCAACGCCTAAGAAAGCTCCTGCGGCATTAGCGTGTCCTTCTATAGAATCTAAACTGGAATTATAAATGTCAGCATCTGCTTGATCTATCGTCAACGCATCAGTGTTGTTCGTGACATATTCCTGCACTGCGGCTTCTTCATCTGGAGTTGTCGCTTCGGAAGCTAATTCAGCAACTTCTTGCACTGCAAGCATATCGACTACTACGGCTGTAAAATCATCTATGGCCGCTTCCATTAATTCAAGCTCTGCCTCTGCTTGCTCTTCCAAATACTCTTGGGCAGAACCATAGGGCAAGTAATTTACCATGCCTGATAAAGCTTGGTTGTAAGCGTTGACTTGCTCTGTGGTTATATATGCCGTACCTGCTAATTGTCCATCACTAATGCCTGCGCCCGTATGAGAATAACCCATAGCCGCTCCGGTCATTAGAATGCCCGTGTTTATTTGATCTACGATAGCGGCACTGCTTGCTATTAAATCGTCAAGCTCACTTGCTTGAGCTACGGAACTGCTGAGAAACAGACTCGCTAGAACCATCGTCTTCATCTTCATTTGCATTCTCTGCTCCTATATTTAAGATTGAGTTGTACCACATTTGAGTTTCTGAGTATTTTGGTATCGGCGCAAACTTTGTCCACGTTGCTCTGCGGCTAACTTTCACCTCACCATAGTCTGGAATGTAGAGGCTTGGTTGCATCTTCATTAGAAGAAAAGCTCTTTTACCTACTACTAATCTTCCGCCTGATAAAACAGGGCAGGGCGTTGCGGATATAAATAAAGACCTCCAAACCTTTACGTCTTCACACATCCTAGCAATAGCAGCTACCTTCATCCCTAGATCGCTTAAAACTTTAGCATCTCTGCGCCTATTGCAATCAACATCTGATTCGTAACTGCCTTTAGTTATACCTATAATTCCTGTTTGGATTGAACCGCCTGACCCCTGCAAACACGTTTCCATCCCATTAGACATATAGCTAGGAGCAATAGCACTGCCTACTGGCATATCGCTAGAGCTTCCTGCCCCGTTATATGTGTTAGAAACAGACTCATCTTTGCTGTTGTTGTTGCTGCTCACGGTACTACCAACCGTATTAGTGTTTAAACTACCGTCTTGGTTGTTTGTTGAGTCAGTATCGCCCATAGGCTCTTCGTCTTGAGCCGACACATGCGAGGTTACTAACAACAACATTATGTACATTACAATGTGCATTCTATCTACTACTACCTGTACTTAGATGTTTTCTTAGCGATCCTTTTAGGCTGCTTAGAAACTTGTTGCCCGGCCTTGGTGTCTTTGCGTTTTTTAGCGCTCGTCGCTGCGTACTCTTTTTTAGTCAAGCTCGCTCTTGCTGCTTTTGGTAAATACCGCTCGCCTGTAGCTTTTTTACCCTGAGTACTATTCTTGCCTGACTTAGTACCCCATTTCTCTTTAGTCCACTTAGTAAGTGACTTTTGAGCTTCAGTCTTTGGGCCAGAGTAACTACCGCCTGACTTCTTGTACCGTTGCGTGGCAAGTTGGGCTTTACGGGCCGACCACTGGCCCGCTTTGCCACCTTTTGTACCCGCTTTAACTGCCGAAACAATCCGCTTCCATTTGGGTTCGTCGCTTCTAGCCATGAGCTACCACTTAACCTTGTCGGCCCAATAAGCGGCAGACATTTTTCCTTTGGATATGTTCTTACCGTGCCTTGCTTTAAAACTGGCACGCTTCGCTTTCATACGAGCAGATTCACCCGATTTGGGTTTACCTGCCGTCGACGCTCCTTGTTCTCCAAATCTAATCGTCTTGACTCGCTCACCTTCCTTTGCAACAACAACATGGCTTTTCTTCGCATGGGAGGGGGTGCGTTTCGGTTTATTGAATCCACTTACCCCGGCCCGCGCGAGCCGAGGATCTTTTTTGGTTGCCATAAATCACCTTTATAAAATATCGCCACGAAGCCTTTTTAATGTAGCTTCTGGCAGAGCGTTAAATTCATCCTCAGTCATATTGTTCATATCTAGCCCTTTTTCACCGCGACTAGCCGAACTTTCGCCCGGTAAATCTGGTGGTTGTGCATCTGCGGCTTTCAATTTACGGCTGACTTCGGCTCGTTTTTTTGCAACTTCATCACTTTTTGGTGCAACTTTTCCTGCCAAAGAGGGGGCTTCTACAGCTCCTTCTAGGTCATACTCTCTAACTACATACTTAGCGGCTTTAGATAAAGCAGCAACCGCGTTATCGCCTTTCGTCATAAACGCATCGCGGAGGTCAATTACTTCCTGCGTGTACTCAGCGTTATACTCTGCAGATGCCTGATCAAAGACAGGGAAGCTAGACTCTAGATCGTTTGCTGCTTGTTGAAGAGCCGTCGCCTGTTGATTGTGGCTAACGGTCTGCGTCATCTTTTGCGTCATCTCATATTCAATCTGAGTGCGCTCAGCACGTCGTATCTCAGCGCGTATAACCGCTGCTTTTTCTGCCTCGCCGTCAAGTAAGTGAGTTTGGTACTCAACTTCTTTTGAGCCAAAGTCGTATTCTTCAGGGGCATCTTCAGCAGGAACTTGTGCGGCCTTCATGTCATCAAGCTGTTTTTGTAAGGCCTTCTGCTTGTTTAGGACTTCATCTAAACGAGACTTAGGCACCATTGGTTTTTTCTGCGAGAGATTAGGCTGCTCAACTTCTTCCTCTGGCTCTTCGGCAACAGTCTCTTGCTCTTCGGCTACGGTCTCTTCCTCTGAATTTGTTTCTTCTTCTGTACTTTGTTCATCTTCAGAAACAGTTTCTTCTTCAGCGACAGTCTCTTCCTCTTCGACTTCTGCTGTAGGCTCTTCTACGGTATCAAAACTAAGGTCCAGCATATCCTGGGATTCATCGGGGAGATCAGCGCCGGGCATTACGTCGTACTGCATGTCTTTCTTTTCTTCGGTCATAACAATTTCCTATTGGGGGTTACGGGTTTGTTTTGCAGCGGTCTGCATAGCAGTTGATGCTATACGAGTCGCTGACTGGGTTTCGGACTGGGTCATACGGGTTTGGTTGGTAAGGTCTGCAAGTTCTCTACGCAACTGCAATTCCTGCTCCTTCATTGATAGCTTGCCTTGAAGTTCCTGCATTCTCATCTGTGGGCTAACTTCTGATACGTCTTGTACCTTAGCAATGTTAACTGCTGCTTCAGATTGAAGCTTTTGTACTTCTGCCTGCATCTTGGCGATCTCAAGCTGAATTTGCTGCATCTGTATCTGCTGCATCTGCGCTGCTTGTTCTTGCTGCTCTGGAGACTGCTCTACGCCTGTCATAACTCGAATGCGTTTCGCTAGCTCACCTTTACGAGCTAAGTGGCTGTACTCAATAATTGCATCGTCTGGTATGTTGACGCCTACTTGTCGTAAGTTAAGCGCTTCAGCAAACTGTATCTCATCAAACGAATCGCGTGCTGGAGCCGAGGCAATAACTACGTCGTATTCACCAAGTGTTAGATCATTAACGATCCTTCCTTCGGGGGTCATCTCATTAACCACCATTTCTTCACGCGGTTTTAACGGATCGTCTTCGTTAGTGACCTGAATAATTCGCTGCTCGGTGTAGAATGTCTGTATTAGGTTCAGAACTTTTTCGGCTAAGTAGTGACGCGCCTTTGCTAAATTATCAAGGGGCACCTGAATCATAACTGCGCCACGGTTCTGTTTAGCTTGTATAGCGATGCCCGATACTTCAGCACTGTCTGTACCTAGCATGGAGTCGTTTACACCCGATATAGTCTGGATGTTTGCCGCCGCTTTCTGCGCAATCCGATCAAGCCCTGTGGGTATCTGGTTAGGCTGTATCTTAGACGGGGGGTTAGAACCTCTGTTGTACTCGAGGACTAAACCTGTCTCTGCACCGTGCTCTTCTAAATCGTCAGCTGTCATACCTGTTAGCGAGCCGCTTTCTACTACCCAACCGCTGTTGGCTGTTGTGTTAACAATGTGTAGTTCTTGGGACGCAATCTTGTTTAACTGCTCCTGTGGAGACAGTAGGTTACGCACCATGCCAAACGGTCTGCCTCTGCGGAAGTAGGCGAAGTAGGGCACTATTGTAAAGTCGTTGTAGGGAGACCAATCATCGTGCAGCACAACGTTGTCGCACGTTACTGTCCAGCGGACTTTACGTTTGGTCTTAGTAATAACACTTAGTCCGTACTGCTTAGCGAACTTCTTAACCTTTGACTCTTTCCAAGCGTCGGGCGCTTCTCGCTGATCGCCTGTATCGGGATCTACAAAGCACGTTACGCGCGCTATCTTTTTGTTCTGACGTTCCACAATACGGAGCGCCTTTACATTACGGTAGGCATCGTCTTCCGGTACGCCTGAGCCGAAATAGTCATCTTCGGGATCAAGGTCACCGAATCGTTGCTCTTCATACTCGATAGAGTCACGGCCAAAACTATTACCGTTTTCAGCAATGAATCGAAGGTCTTCCGATTTCTTCTTGCCGTACAGCTCTTCGATCTCATCTAGGGTCATCCACCGAGTCTCAAAGACTTCGTTCCATGTCTTGGGGTCATACTCTTTAGCATCTGGGTCTACCAGAATGTCGAGGGGGTCTTTTGCTGTTATGCGTATCTCGCCCTCTACATGGTCTGAGAAATCCATACGTACATCGAAGTATCCCCGGCCATCGAGGATAAGCCCGTCGCTAAACACTTGCTGCTCAACCCAGTCGAGCTTATTGTTGTCTGCGATCTGCATGTAGAGCTTAGTGAGCGTGTTGGCTACTTCACCATCTCCACCACGGCGTGGTTTAAATTGTACGTCTGCGCGTCGAGTAGACTGCTCCCCAAGTACAGTGTTTATAGTAGGTAGAACAGTGTTGATGGTGAGGGCAGGACGCCCTTCGGCTTCGAGCGCAGCGGCGTCGTATTCGTCCCACTGATCGCCTCTGTAAAAGGCATCGCACTTCTTAGCCATCTCAACATAGTCAAGGTGACCGTTGTCGCGGGCGCGGATGTATCTATCCCACTGAGCGGACGCTATCTCTTGTTCTTTGGCTGGGGTTAGCTTCTTCATATTTAAGCACTCATGGATGATTTATCGCGTTTCACCGCAAACATATGGTCTAATCGATCTCGCCAAGATGGCTCGTGCACTACTTGTGTCTGGAATGTAGCGAACTCGCTCATCATCAGACCTAACCATGCCAGCGCATCAACTTGATCGTCGTGTACTCCGTTAGGGAACCGAAGCAGCTCAGCGACCAATGGTCCTGTAAACAGCTCGTCCTTGGGCAGAAATACCATGCCCTGTTGCATTCGGCCCTGAATAGCTCTGGCCCTTGCTTCTTTATCGCGTCGTCCCGTCTTCAGATCTTTAAAGTAAGCCTCATGCAGCCCACGTTCCTTGACACGTTTTTCTAGGAACGGGCCAAGGGCCATCTCAATGTGGCCTTTCTCAATCCCAATGATTGAGGGCTTCCATGTCTCATATAGATCTAGTATCTGTTCTACTAGTTCGAAACCGTCGAACCGTCCTCTAATCACGTCTACAATAAATAGCTGATCGTTTTCGTCGATACCCGCTACCATTCCAACGGAGTAGTCGTTCCTATCTTTCTTACCGATCGCCAGATCCCACGCGCAGTAGTAGCGCATTCGGTCTACATCTACGTCGTCGTTACCAAAGTACTGAATCATGTCTCTAGTAAAGTAATCACCGTCGTCCGCAACCGGGTTCTGCTGGTACAGCGCTGACCAATCTCTAGGGCCAACCGCTTTTCGTATCCTGTCTAGGGCTTTCTCGTCGTACCGCTCTTTGTGCAGTGCGTCACCCGTCCCTCGAAACTCTTCATCTTCTTCTGCGATAGCAGGGTAGCTAACAACTTCCCACTCATCGCCGCCGTCTCCGCCTGCTTTTAGAAGCCTCCCCGCCAAATCATCATCGTGCCAACGAGTAAGAATGACGAGCACACCGCCACCGGGTGCAAGCCGTGTGTATGCGGTTGAGGTGTACCAATCCCAGTTACTGTCTCTATTATTCTGGCTTTCAGCGTCTTCGCGGTTTTTAACAGGGTCATCAATAACAAGTACATGCGCTCCTTTACCAGTAATACCACCGCCCACACCAGCAGCAACGAAGCCACCGCCGCTAGTGGTAAGCCACGCTTCTGCAGACTGGCTGTCAGGGTCAAGTCGCGTTTTAAACGCAGTTTTGTAGGTAGGCTCACGCAATAGCTGCCGAACTTTTCGACTGAACCCCATAGAGAGCGAACCTGAGTAGGAACACGCGATAAATTCGTGGTCAGGGTGTCTACCCAAGTGCCAAGCAGGGTAGCCAATAGAGGCAAGCGTGCTTTTTCCATGCCTTGGTGGC